CTATACCCATGCACGTCCACCCTATTCCCCCATTGGGTAGGACGGGAAACAAGCATAAATATTTATAAGAAAAATATATAAAAAACATTCAATATTTAACACAAAAAAGCTTTACTTTTTTACAAATATATAGTATTATATATGTAGGCGATATAATAAATATATGAAACAAAAAGGAGATGAAAAATGAATAAAACAGAAATACAATTATTAAATGAAATAACATCAGCGATTGAATTATTTAAAATAACGTATGATAAAAGGTTACTTGCTAGAATATACGCCAATATTTTAGAATTAGCAGAGATATATAATATATCAGAAATAGACTTTGATACATTAGTAATGAATGAAATAATAAAAGGATAGGAGCAATAAAAAATGAGAGAAAAAGTCAAGAATCCACAACACCACAAAAAAGGCGGGGAATTAAAATATTATAAAATGTATGACAAAGAAAATGGAGCTTTTATTCAATATGTAAAGCATAGGGGTAGTATATCAACGTTAAGAAATTCATGCTACAAATACATAGAAATAAAGGACGAAAAATTAATTGCTAAAATTAAAGAATATAAATCAAAGGCGGTAGCTTTAAAACGACTTGAAGAGCAATCATTGATAAGAGAATTTGGGTATTATAATAAAAAAGAATTTAAAAAAAGTTTATTATAAATGTTTCACGTGAAACATAAGGAGGATATAAAAATGAACGAATATACATGGGCAAGATATAAATTATATTGCTATAATAGAGGTTTAGCAGAGGGCAATTATAAAAATTTACACGAATTTATGAAAACTTACAAGCATATGTTAAAGTAGACAATCTGTCTACTTTAACCAAATAATCCAACATTTTTATATATAAAGATTGTACAATTTTCCAAAATATTGTATAATTAAGAATGTCGAAACAATTTATATGTTTATGGGGGGATAATTAATTGAGCAACAAACGATTAAAAGCGAATATTAAGCGTATAAACTTAGATACTAAAAGCAAGAAACAAGCGGAAAATGTGTTAATACAACAATATGAAAAAGTAGGGCGAAAATTACCATCTAAGTTATTAACGGGAACTGCAACAAAGTCAGATATGAAAAGATATAAACAAACATTAATAAATACGCTTGATAGAAGAATCGCCAAAGATGAATTAAAATCAAATTCTATTCAATCAAATTTACGTATATTAAATGATTTACAATCAAAAAGGGAAAGAATAATAGATAGTAAATTAAATGGATATGACAATGATTTTAAAAAAGGATTTAAAAGTGGTAAAGTTGCAGTATTAGGGAGGGGGATTACATTCTCAATACATACAACACGTAATTATACAGAAAGTCAAATTTTAAAATTAGCGAAAAACAACAAAATAAAACCGCTAAAAGCAATTAAAAATGAAATAAAAGCAATTAAAGAAGATATTAAAAATTTAAATAGTGCTGACAATACTAATTATATTTTTAATCAGCTAAAGGAATTTATGGAACTACAAGGATTTAACTTAACTGAATCTAACAAAAAGAAAATATTAAATAGACTTAAAAAGATTGACTGGTTAGGAAGTCAGAAACTAATGGCGACTTTTAATTCAAAACTAGAGAAGAAATTTTACGAAATTTACAAAGATGGACTTTCACAAGAAAATAATGACGATTTATTGCAATCTATATTTAACGACATTAATAAAGCGTCAAAAGATAAAATAACTATGTATGGAAGATTAATCGAATAAGAGGTGGAACAATGGATAATTGTGTGGAATATTTAAATAATTTTTCAAGAGAAAAAGTATATTTTGATAGATTACCCGAAAAGGTAAAAATAACTAAATCACATATAAAAAATACTATTTATATGTCTTTCGATACTGAAACAACAAACGTAGATAATAAAGAGTGTATTACATATTGTTGCTCTCTTATGGAGTTCGGAAAGAAAATCGATTCCACAAACGCTAACAGTTTTATTGATGGGGATAAAAGAGTATTAGAGATTTTTACACATCCTAATAATTTTTGGGATTATATAGAGCAATATCCCACACAAAAAATAATTCTTTTCTTATTCAATTCAGAATATGACGTAAACAACGTTTTGAATTTTGCAATTAAAAAATATAATTTACGTGAAGAAGTTGCCACACTTGAGGAAGTAGATGAATATGACAATTTGTTTACTTCCAAATCGAAAAAACTCACCGCAAAAGACACATATATTTATCAAAAAATAAGCCGTAACGGTAAAATATATAAAGCTGACATACATCTAGGCACTATTACTTGCGGGAAAACAGTTGCAGTTAAACATATAACAATTATAGATATGTCGAAAAAATTAACTGGTTCTTTAAAGGTTAATGTGGAGGGATTTACACCGCTAAAAATGAACAAAGATGACTTAGACTACTCTATTTTTAGAGATTACGGACACACATCTTATACTGATGAAGAATTACTTTATATTTGGAATGATACTTATTGTCTTGCAGAATTAACACAAGAATATTTATTCAGCGGTAAATATCCACACGCTGACAAATTAACAACTTCATCAATGGCTTTAGCTTGTTATAAAGATAAATTATGCGAGGACATGAAATCCGCTATCAATGATAGAAAACATAAATTATATAAGCTTTCTAATCAATACTATAAACATTGTAAAAAATATAAAATTGCTTACATGGTAGCAAATTCAGAGGAGGGAAAATATAAAAAGTTATGCTCTGAATATAATAATTATTTATTTACACATGGTAAAGCTATTGGGGAAGAAATGTTCATATTAGAAAAATATTTCACTCCTAAAGATGTATTTTTATTTGTATTTCCGATTATCAATTTCGACCATTTCGAGTATGTAAAAGCAAGTTACTGCGGGGGTATTACTCGCTATCATTATAAAGAAGATTGCGGGAAATGGATAAATGAAAAAGGTATCGGAATAGATATTAATTCAAGTTTTCCATATTCATACACTACTTTTAAACTTCCTTACGGCAAGGGAAAAATGATTAATTTTACAGATAAGGAAATGAAAAAAGATAAATTATATATTGTTAGATTTTCGGTAAATAAATTTAAAACTAAAAAGAACCGTGAACCAAATATAGGAATTAACATGATGAATATTCCTAATAAGAGTAATATAGCTGATACATGGATAGCAGAATATAACGGTAAATGCATAATAACTTGCACTTCTTCAGATTATAATTATTTTATAGAAAATTATAAGTATGAAAATTTACAACTATTAGATGGGATAGAATATAATTGTTTGCAAGGTCTTTTTGATAAATATACTGGAGAATTTTACTCAATAAAGCAAAATTCTAAAGGTGGCGTTAGAAACTGGGCAAAGTTAAATCTTAACGGAGTTTATGGGAAATACGGTCAAAATATTATCGCTGAATTTAGAAAAGACGAATACAACAAGGAATTAAATTGTATTGAGGATATAATAGTAAGAAATGACGAGGGAACGATTGAATTAATATCGGAGGGGGTTTACATTCCCGTTGCCAGTTTTGTCACTTCATATTCTAGGATTCATTTATTATCAATATTGAATATAATAAACGATACAAAAGGAATTCAATGGAGGTATTGTGATACTGATTCCGCATATGTGACGGGGGACGTTAATATATTAAAGAAAGCACTTGCTCATGTGATTGATTTTGAAGATAGCGGACAATTAGGACTTTGGAAAATAGAGAAATACTTTGATAAAATACTGATTATAGGAATTAAGAAATATATCTATTTTGGGGGGAAAGATGAAAATGCTAATTATTCATATCATGCCACACTATCGGGAATTAATAATAAGTATTTCAAATTCATTGAAGATTATTGTAATATTGATGAAAATTGTATTTGTGAAATATCTGAAGAGGATAGAAATTTTGTCAACGACGTTAATGAATATATAAACTTTAAAGATGGCAAAAGCGATAAGAAAAATGTAAAGGAAGTTAATTATTACGTTTCACGTGAAACAAACAACCCTTTCATTTACAAAGATAAAGAATGCATGCAAATGGTAAAGGGAGCATATAGAAGTATAAGAAAGAAAACAGTAAAAAACGGTCAAATATTATTTAATACTATTTATTGTATAAAAGGAGAATTGAAATAATGAAGTTATTAAGTTTTGAAGAATTTTATAATATAAAAAATAATAGGGAATTTATAGAAAAGTTTTCAAGTAAAATATATCATTCAGAGCAATGTAGTGTATTACGAAAAGCTTATGAGTTAGATGATTTTATAAATGAATGTATAGTTGATTTAATAAAATACTGGCATACTTATAACCCAAAATATGCTCATACCACATTCGTGGGCAATGTTATTAAATCAGTTGCCCGTGATTTAGGGGAAGGGCTAACCACCGACAAACGAAAAATATTTATAGATGATAGCAATTTGTGTTTACACGTTGGAACTGATGAGGGTACAGAATTGTCGGAGATTGTACCCGCAAAAGATAATTATTTTTCGGCTGATGATTTTATTATTAAAGCTTGTAGCTCTATAGAAAAGAAAATTGACAAACAAGTAAACTTACTATTTTATAACGGATATACCGCTAAAGAAATTTCAAGCTATGTCGGACTTACTGAAAGACAAATAAATTATATAATAAAAAAGACTAAACCAATACTAAAAGAATACTATGAAAATTATATCAGTTTTTCATCTTAAAAATGTTTCACGTGAAACAAATAAAAATGTTTCACGTGAAACATTTTTATTATCTTACTCCCAGTTTTGAAAATATTTCATACATTTGCGACTTTATTTGTTGATTTTCAAATCTAACTTTTCCTACTTGAAAATATTTTACTAAATCATCAAAACCACTATATTTAAATTTTGATAAACTTAGCATAACCCCCTCGCTATGGTCTAACATTGATAGTGATAATGTTTCAGAACTTTCAACATATTTGCTATTACAATAATATAAGTAATTTTCTTTATCTAACCATACTTGATTGTATTGACCTTTGTATAAAATATTAAACAATGGAGTACATTGTTTAAGAGGTATTTTTTGAATGAATGTATCAGTATCTCGTAAAGATTGATTATTAATAGCATAATCTCCGTACTTTGTCCCACTAACAATAATACCAAAATCAGTTGATGCCATTTCCTCCATGAATACATCATCTTCCGACTTTTCAATTATAATTTTTCCTTGTTTGGCTAATGTGAACCGTTCCCCCTTTTTTGGGATAATATCAAAATAAATAAAATATGGGTTTACGTCAGAAATATTATTGGCTAAAAAATAGGCTTTTACATTATTTCTTTTTCTTGCAATAGTTGAAAATAATTCGAGAAAAATATCAACTTCATTATTAAGATACCTTAAATTCCCCTTATCAATGATAAATTCATCAAATATTATACTCGTTACTAGCGGGTATGGGTTCGATTTTTCAATTAAAGAAGTTGATAGCGGAATGGCGTAGCCTATTACTTTTTTATTCATGTAAAAAGTATATCCAATTACTTTAAATTCGTCGTTAGGAAATTCGTGCTTAATATCATCAAAAAACTTCCCTACTTTTTTTAATTCTGTTTTATATCTTCTTACATACACAAATTGCTCACCATATTTTTTAAATCTCGTGATAGCTCTCTTCTTTGCTCCGTAACTTTTCCCATACCCTCTATTAGTTAGTATAAAATTAAAACAAGCGTTATAGCTACATATTCTATCATAATTATAATAAGCCATTTATAAATCTCCTTTCTAACATATTTTAAATTTTGAACGTAACTCAAAACATGCAAATACATGAAATGAATTACGTTCAAAATATTTTATCTTTCAGTTTTTAAAGAATCTTCGATATTCTCGATTCTTTTATCCATTATAATAAGTGTGTCATTGAATTTATCTAAACTTTCCCCAAATTTATCTATCTGCGTTAGTAATTTAGTTATTATTATATATAAAAAATATCCAAATCCCCCACACATTACAATTGGAAATCCTACTGTACTTACTGCATTTAACACGTCATTTGTCATTTTCATAAGCTCCTTTTATTCCATAGTTCGTTATTTTAATCAATTACGAATTAATATTAAAAAGTATATTTAATAAAGTTACTAATTCTTTTTGCTAATATATCTTTGTGACCTTTTTTGTTAAAATGTAACCCATCTGTAAGAACATTTGAACAAACTGCTGATGAATTAGCATAAACAGTATTATGATACAAGTCAAGAACTGGCAGATTATAAATTTCATTACATACTTCTTTTATTGCGTTAACATATTCAATTAATTTATTACCGTTCTTGTTTGTAATTTGTCCTTTTGCACACCCATCTGCAGGAAACATATTATAATTTCTAGGTGTAGGGGTAATAAAAAATATATTCCTTCCTGGGTATTTTTCTATCAACTCTTCACATAATATTTTTAATGCTCCATAGAAATTAGTATCTTCTGTACTATTTATATTTCCTAGTGGTATACTATGTCCAAAATCATTTTGACCGCCCCAAACACAAATTACATCAGCATTATTATTTAGTGAAGTAAATCTATCTAAAAAACTATTATTTTCACCTCTAGCTATACAAGTTCCACCAATTCCATCAACGTTTAAAGTTTCAAAACCTAATAATTCTTTCATGTAACTGTGCCATGGATATCCCTCACTATTATCACCAGCAACCATACTATCCCCAATTATACTCATTACTTTACCATACTTTCCATACACATCAGATGGTATATTCAAATTATTTTTTGGGGAATAATATTTTCCATCAACAGTAAATAAAATATTTATGTTGAATATAGCTTTTTCGAAATAATATGAACCTATTAAAATACTATTTTCAGGGTTGGTTACTTTATCTACAGTTTCAAAATTTTTAAAAGTATTATCACTGGTATCAAAGAATATATAACCTAAATTCCCCAGTTGTAACGGAAAACCAAGAATTTGGTTTGAGCTTAGTCTTGTTTTTCCATATGTTAAGCCAAATTGATTTGGTCCGTTAGGGTTTTCAAGTTGCTTTGTTGTTGTATTGAAATTAAGAGGGTATGTTAACATCATTGACAAATTACTGTTTATTTTTGTTATTTTATTTGAGTTTATTGAATTATCATTTAAAATTATATCACTCATACCATCAACCGTATAATTAGTATCTAAATAATATCTATTTTTAGATTTATAGTACCAACCAATACATATATTATTTTCATTTAAATCAGATACCGCTTTAATTACTAAACTTTTTGATTCAAAATCAAACATTATAAATCCAAAATCATTAGATAAAGTTAAAGGGAAATTATTTGATACAAAAGTTACATAATCATTCCCATATAAACCATAATTACCTATTCTTATACTGCCAAGTATACCGCCGTTATTTTCTAAAACTCCACTTTTAGTATTGAAATTTAATGGAGTTTGATTCAACCATTGTATTTTTATTCCGTTTTTAGTTCTCTTATCAAATGTAACTGATTCATTAACAAATTTCTTGGTTGTTAAACTATTATCGGCAGGCGTTTGATTTAAAGGAGCATTACCTGCTATTTGTTGTAAAAATTCGTCGGTCATATAAGTTTGGTCAAATTTACCTAGATTTTTATTTATTTGTGAAACCGCTATATTTGTTGTGTTTTTATTCATTTTTATATTATTCATTTGTGTTAATTGACTTTTATTTGTATCCGATTGCGATTTACATTCAACAAGTTTCTTTTTAATATCTGTAACTATCTTATTTTCTTCTAGTCCGTTTACTAAAAAATCATCGACCACACTTTCAATATCAACTATTAATTCACCATTAGAAATGATTTTTCTCAATTCTTTTCTCATTTCATCAATTAAATGATTTCTTATATAATTAGTGTCTTTATCTAACAAGTCAATTTTCTTATACATTTCCATTAAAAAATTATGAAAATTTTCATTATTTAAGTTATAAAAATTTGTTGTCCCGTTAAACATATTTTTCCTCCTTTGCTATTTCATAACGTTCTTAATTATTTTTTAATTTTTGTTTTTCTATATGAAGAGGGATTAGTGACAGATTCTAATATTTCTTCTATATTCGAAACTCTGTTTATTAAGTTATTAATTGCAATTTTATCATAGTCTAATCTTTCTTGAATATCTTCAAAAATCTTTTGATTTATAATTTTATCAAAATCCCCTTTTTTAATCATGTTTTCAATATATTTCTCTGTTTCAATAACTATTCCACTATTCATATAATAATCAACAGTTTCCTCAATTTCTTTTATTTTTTCTCTTGTTGTATCGTCTAAAATATTGAAATGTTCAATTATCAAATTTAACTTACTTAGTAAATAATACATTTGCTCACTTGATGTCATAGGTTTATTATTATCAAATATACCGTTATAAGATATATTTAATTTATCAATAGTATTTAACATTTTTTCCTCCTTATAAAATAAAAATAGTGGGTATAATCTCCCACTATATTATAGTATCTTTTTATAAAAATTAACAAATTTTCAATTGTTGCCCCTCATATATTAAATCGGGATTTTTTATATTATTATCTGCACAAATTCTTGAAATTGTAGTCCCGTATCTTTGAGCGATACTTGTTAAATTATCACCCTTAACAACCGTGTAAATACTTGCTACCGAAACACCCCCGCCAATTTGTAAAGTTTGTCCCTCATAAATTAAGTCGGGATTTGATATATTATTATCGCTACATATTTTATTAACAGTTGTGTTATACTTATTTGCTATTGCTGTCAGAGTATCCCCATATTTTACCGTGTATGTTGTCCCCGTTGAAACTGTCCCCCCAGTGTTCCCAGTATCCCAGTTATCCCAAACAGTTAAGTCAAACATTTCAATTATATTACATATCTTACTTACATAATTTATATCTGTGGCATATCCGCCATCTTTAATTGCTTGTATAGTTGCCTTGTAATCGCCATTATTTACCGCTCCTGCATAACGCGGAAGTCCCGTAATTAAGTCAAAATAATCGGCTACACTTTCTGCGGGAGAATTATATGCCCTAAAATCTGCATTTATTGTCACATTATTTCCGTCATATACTTCATTAGTTAGTGATGAATATGCATTGAAACCGCAGCCCGCTGTCCATTTAATTCCAAAATAAGCATTGGCTTTAGTCATTAGTGTACTCTGACCGTACCCCGTTTCCAAACAAGCTTGAGCAATACAAACAGAGGGTAAAACCCATCTACTCCTTTTTCTTCTTTCTGCTTGTGCCAATTTACCTAATTTACTGATAAAATCTTCTTGATATCCCATAATATCCCCCTTTTATTTCAATTCTGATGAAAAAATATTTTGAACGTAATTCAAAACAAGTATTTGTATTATTTGAATTACGTTCAATTTAAATTTATTATTTAAGAAAGAATGAAACTTATATTCTGACAAAAATATATTTCAAGTTTATTTGTAAACGTGCTTTTATAAATTAATATTGTAGTTGAAATATAAATATTGTTAGAATTGACATTTCTTAAAATGTTTCACGTGAAACATATATAATTATAATAATAATATATATTGTGTGGAATATCTAAATAATTATTTCACGTGAAACATTACATTATATTATAGTGATTTTTCAATATGATTACTAAAACAATTTAAAAAATAATTCCTCACATTCCTCTAATATCATCATATCAATATTTATTAGCACGTCCCTCCAATCCCTTAATAGTTGAGCTGAAGAGGTAGTCCCAATATTACCTTTGGAAATTAGTGTGGTTTCCTCTTTGGCAGTATTAGAATTTTGTGAAATACTTGAACCATTGTCACTTGATGAAGTGTCAGAAGTATTTTTGTCTTTACTGGCAGAACTTATATATCTATCTAAATCATCAATTCGGTTTTGTGGCGTGTCGTTGGTGGTGCTTAATGTTTCCACTTTTGTTTTTCCGTTGCTTTCATTGTTAAAATTAGATAATGATTCTGTATCTGATTCAACTTCACGAATGAAAGTTTCTTTTAAATCTTTATTTAATAAAAATTCAATATTTTTTGACTTTAACTCTGTTTCGTATAATTGTTTATAGTATGGAGCAATTAAATTAAGTTTTGTGCGTAATTCGTGCTTAAACTCTTCTGCGGTTGCGTGTTCAATTTCTCTCATATAAAAATAGTCGATAAATTTTTGTTCGAATTGTTCTTTTTTACTTTCTTCGTAAAAATCATATTTAAAATCAAATAATTTAAAGAAAGGCGGATTATTTAACGCTCTTAATTCTATTGTGTATTTAGCCATTTATTTCACCTCTATATTCTTATTATCAATGTGATTCCCCTCATCATTTATTTTTATAACTCTGATATTTAAACCGAATTTTTTATTGATTTCGTTACAAGCGTCTAAGCGGGATTGATACATTAAATCTACATTTCGAGAAATAAAATCATTATTAGAGTTTACCTCATCTACAAGTAATCTTTCTTTTTTCTCAAACGAATTATTTAGTCCAAAAAATGTTAATATTTCTCTTTCTAGTTCATAACGATATTCGTTTAACTTATCTGTAACGTATGGAACATTTAGCCCTAACACATTGATATTTTCTATGTTTAAATCTTTGTTCCCAAATATTGCGGGTTCACCATCTTCAATTTGCCCAAATAATTGTTTCAAAGAATTTTTATTATTTTTGTTAGTTTCAAAAAGGTACGGAAATTTTTGTAGTCTGATATTAGCGTTAATACTTCTTTTAACTTCTGTCATTTCTAAAGCGTATTGTTTAACATATTTTTCAGTATCTTGCCCCAGAGCATTATTATATATAATTGCGGAATCTTTGTCTATTGTAATATGTTTAGAATAATTAAACCCAGTTGCAATAAATGAGATGGGTTCACCGTTAATATTTAACTTCCCTCCATCATTTGCTCCTAAGCATATTAAGCCACAATCTTTGTCATTAAATATTATAGCTTTTCCGTGTTCGAATAATGCTTTTTCTATATTTCTACTTTTAATAGTTGGGGGTAGGTTTTCCCATCTAAACATATTTAACGCTAATAATTTATATCTTTCGTAATAAAGTCTATATAATTTTTTATCAGTTTTAGCCATTTTATACCTCCATATTTTTTACATTATAATTCCCAACTTCCGCCCCATTGTCAACGTGCCAAATGGTCACACCTTTATTAAATATTTCTTTTATTTCTTCTAAATATCTATACGGTACTCTCTGCCCAGTAACATTACAAACTGAAGTTTTTACAAAATTGTAATATTTTCTCGTATTTATATTTATTCTTCGATAATCGTTTATAGCGTATCCAAAACGTTTAAAATAATTTTGTAATCTCGTTTTCATTGTTGGAGTTGGTTCATATTCTATAATGTCAATTTTCTTTTGCCCTATTTCTAGATTAAATAATGTGTCATTTCCCGAAGTTTTTAACGAATTTGGGGTATTAATCATGTCACTTGTTTTAGCATTTGCCATACTAATAATTGCATTTTCTTTCACCCCAGCATTTTCATTTAAATTGCTAACTAAATTTGCATATTGTTTATTAGTAAATATTGAATTTACTCCCGAATTTAAAAGTCCACTTATATTCATTGATAAAATACTACCTAAACTACTCATAATATTATTTGTTTGTTGTTGCTCGTAATTTAGTTTAGCGGTGTTAATTCCTTGCCTTAATGTCACATCATTTTCGAGTAAAGTGTTTGTAATTCCTTGATTGAAACTTGCGGAACTTGTTGCAAGAAATTGACTATATATTGATGAAGTGACTGGGAGCATAAAGGACGTATTATTAACTATTCCCTCTAAATTTCCGTTATTGTCATTTTTATAACCTTTTACACTAATATTATATTTACCCTCTACCGTTAGCGGTGTAGTGATGACTTTTACTTCAATTCTTCCATTATTGTTCAGTAATTGCGGTTTTATTAATAAGGCTTGATTTATATAATCAGTAACAATGTAATATTTATATGGATACATTAGCATTTTAGTTTCAATATCTTCATCTATATTATTATATATATCAAATGTCCCTAAAACTTTTTCGATTTTATTATTTGATAATAAACGCAAACATTTAGGCGTTGTATTGTCGGGACTTCCATATCGTGCAGTATCAAAATTTACTTCTGTTACTTGCACGTCGTCAAGTTCGATAAATGGATTGAATGTCAATGATTCAATCACGGGAGCAAATCCGAGATAAGTGGCGGATTTAACTTCATTTTTAGGAATATAATAATAATATAGTCCAGTTGGAATATCGTTAAATATTGTGCTATCTGAATCTTTTGCGTTAATAATTGGCATTGTTTAACCTCCTTTTATATGTTTCACGTGAAACATTATTTAATATCATATACATATAAATCATAAGATTCTATTATAGAAACTAACTTACTAACGTAAGCAGGGTCGGTTGCATATCCTGCATTTTTCAATGCTTGGCATTGTTCTGTATATGTTTGAGCGGTGAACACTCCAGCATTTACATAATTGCTATTTTCTCTTAAAAATTTACAACGGTCTAATACACTATCTGAAATAGTGTCGTAAGCTCTAAAGGTATCAATTATTTGTACTGGACCATCACCGTAATCTTCCCATGTTTCAACCGTTACAGTTTTCCCCGTCCAATCGGGACTCGCTTTTATTCCAAAAAGATTATTGCCCACTGGTTCACAATTCCAACCAGTTTCTAGAATTGCTTGAGCAATTGTGACACTTGCAAATAAATTAAAATCTTTATATCCTTTGTTTGCTCCCTCATAAATTAATGATATAAAATTTTGTTGTTTTGTTGTCATACTTCCCCACGAGGGATTGTCTGGCATTTCACTTGCAGAACTCCCTCCACCGCTCCCCCCAGTTCCGTTATTATTTCCGTTTGAAGTTGTTCCTATTTTCTTTGATAATTTATCACTAGCGGTTACAATAAAACCGCCTTTGTTATTATATGAATAAATATTGTGAATTGATTTTATCACATATTCCCCAATTTCTAAATTTTCGGGAATGTCTAAATCTTTAATGTTGGGGATTGCTCCGTTCCATCTTTGTACGTGCTGGCGGTCGATAAAACTTTCATGTAAATTAAAATTTAAATTGAAATAGTAAGTTTGAAATACGTCTAATTTTAATACAAGTATTGTCATGTTATCATTAACGTAAACTTTATCAATAATAAAATAATACTTCCATTGTTCACCCTCATTTTTAGTCATTACATAATTACAAAAATCTAGTTCTTGTATTGACATATTTACTCTAATATTTTCGCCTAGTCTTGTATATGTATTATCGTCAATTATCTTTTGAGTTTTACTTTGAAACCATGCAATCTGATTCTCTATACTTTTAAAATTTACTGTATGGTTGTAATTTGTATCTAGCATAGGACAATTTAATAATCTTATGATTGAATTTCTCATATTTTCCCTCCTTATAGAAAAAGAGTGCATTTAGCACTCTATTTTATTTTTGAATTTTTAAAGCATTTACAAATCCACAACTTGAAACTATTCCCCACTTGTGGAAGAAAGTATTAGTAAAAAGTTGGTCGCCGTTTCTTTGTGTTTCTGTTGTGTTTGTTGTGTCATAGAATTGAATTAAATTTTCATCAGCGATTATAGCAAGTGTGTTCTTATCTTCTTCACCGCTCGCATTTGTAAACTCATCAATTAACACAAGTCTGCCCTCGAATTCGGCTTTTTCTATATGGAATGCACTTGCTAATAAATCTACGTCAATAAGGGCTTTAGTTTCGGGAGTTACGAAAATTACTATCTCACTAGGATTAGTAAAAGTCATAACCTCTTGTTTGTTATACTTCTTTGATAAGAATTTAAATTTAGCAACATTTGTTTTTATTACCTTAGTTAATTTATTTGCTTGTTTTTCTTCTGAAAGTTCTGAAAAACCTGCAATAGTTTCTTTTTTAATATTCGCAGAATTTATTAATTTTTTAATTAATAAAAATTCATCATATTCGGCTGAATTTAGCGGAGCAATTACCATGCGGTTAATTAATTGTTGTAAGCCTCCCTCTGATAAGAACGCCCCTTTTAATTGTTCATCAGAAACAGTTATTTTATATTTATGTCTGAAATTCTCTGAATAATATTCAACTTTTACATTAGCGTCCTCTTTTGCTAATAATGAACTTGCTTCAGAACTTCCATCGCCAAATTTTTCCTCGAATGATTTGCCCTCAATTAAATCAACAAAAACGCTCTCAATCGATTTCCCGTACGGTAAAGTGCCTTTTTTAAAGAACTTGAACGGATTTGTGTAAGCCTTTTGTAAGAATATAGTCTTTGCAACTTTATTAGTTAATACACTAATAAATTCGTTTTTAGTGTCTGGATATTCTAGTATTGCGTTGATTGTTTCATTTAAATTTTGTTGTGTGGTTTGTGGTATTCTTTCTTTATAGCTTGCGGGAGCGGATTCTCTTACAAGGTTCATAATATCTTTATTTGTTGCCATTGGTCAACCTCCTAAATTTTTAAATCATTCATAATATCGTTAATTGATATTATTTTCTCTTTTGGTTCGTCTACTTCCGTAGATTCTTGCGAGTTTGGAATTGCATTTCCTCGTGGGATTTGCTCCAAATACTCATAATTTTTAATTTTTAATCTTTTTATTTCTTCATTAGAGTTATTGAAATCAGATTCAAGGTTTTCATATTTTAATTGTAATCCCTCTAAAGCCTGCTTGCTTTCTTGTAATTTTTTCTCCATCTCAATTTGGTATTCGTTTGCCTCCTCTAACGTTTTAAATGCCATAGTTTACACCCCTTAACTTTTCTAAATAATAAATTTAATGTAAAGGCAGATTAATAGCTTGTACTATATCCGCCCTTAAATTAAATTGCAAGAATGAAACGTGATAAAACCGAGTTACCAAGCTCTTAATATTTTCGGCGGTTCTTCGCCGTAGTATCCGAAAAATATGACTTTTATACAATTCGTTTATTCCTACATTATATTATAGTGATTTTTAAATAATAATAACAAAAAAAGACTGAAAAATATTCAGCCTTTTTTATGTATTATTCTATATTATCTGTTTCGCTTATTGGTTTATCTTCAAGTATGTTCATACATACATTTAATCTATAAATTACTTTTTTACCTTTTGCGATTTCCTTATTTAAGTTGTTTACTTCTGTTTCTATTTCGTCAAGTGATAATATTATCGAATCCGTTTCGATTCCATGTTTTTCATTTAATTCGGCTAACTTTGTTAACTCGTTAGCCTTTTTCTTTAATGCCTTTTTTTGCTCTTTTGCATTTGATATATATTCTTCATATTCTTGTAATATTCCGTATACTTTTTCTAACATTTTTCATTCTCTCCTATTCTGTTACTATTTCCACTTTTGTATAAAGTCTTTTAGAAGTTTTCGCTTTTACTTTATCAATTTTTATTTTAAATCCGTATTCCATTAATGCTGAGATTTGTTCCTCTGTATAATTTTCCTCAATATCTTTCATTAATTGAGTTAATACCATTCCGCCGAAATAAAATACCTTATCATCTTCTTTAGTTGAAACTACAACATATTCACCCGATTCTCCATTGATGAACCCAAAGTCATTAATAGTATATACTCTTCCGACTTCCATATTTGATAATGTTCTGCCCTCCATGAATGGAATACCTTGCACTTCATGTTCCTTTTTAATTTGATTGATAATTGAATTTACGTTAATTTCCATTTTTGTACCTCACTTTATATATTATTATTTATTATTTTTGTCGTATTTATCTTACATTATATTATAGTGATTTTATCGAAAAAATGACAAAAATATTTTAAAGTTTTTTATGTTTTTTCTTATAAATATTTTTGTACTAGCCTTTTCATGTCAATTATTTAGTCTTTGATTTATTTGCTTTCACATATCACAGTTAATAACCCATAAAAACAGTTTATCATATCATGGAAGTCAATAGCGTCTTTATTAAGCTTAGACATTTTAAAAATAAAGTCTATATCAAACACGCTTATTATTTCGTCAACAACTATTTTTTTAGTTAATAAAAAACTGTTTCTTATAAACCAACTCGCCTTTTTTTCACTTTTTATAGTGTTGTATAAATCGTCAAACATATTTATAATAAAATCCTTTAACTCAATTTCAAATTCATCTAACCCATATTCTTCTAATTGTTCGGTTGTTACATTTTTAAAATTAGAAAAAAACTCTGCAACCCCTAACATTTCTTGCCTTATATCGTTAGCCAATTTAATTTGTTTTTCAGTTCCTTGTAATTCTACCATTTTTAATACCTCGATTCTTTCATATATTTATTATATCCCCTACATATATAATACTATATATTTGTAAAAAAGTAAAGCTTTTTTGTGGTAAATATTGAGCATTTTTTATGTTTTTTTCTTATAAATATTTTGTGCTTGTTCTCCGTTCTGCCCGATGGGGGGATAGGGTGGACG